GATCGGCGCGTCGAAAGTAAGCCATGACGCGCTGGAAGTCGTCATGATCGAGTGCGATGTCGCGGGCGCCGGCCTGACCTACCGCTATGAGGCGGACTACCTGAACGGCGAGGTGAAGGGGCGCACCAGCACCTATCGGACTGGCGGCGCGCAGGTGTCCGGGTTCAACATTTCATGGGATTGCAACATCAGGAATGGCCTGTTCCCGCTGTGCTTCGCCACGCCCGAGCTCATCGCCTATAACGAAAATACGACCTCGGCCATTACCGTGACCATCGAGTTCCTGGCGTTCAAGGCCGGGCTCACCGTGGGCGAGGTGTGGATGGAGCTCTCGTATCTCGGCGACACAACGTCGATGAAGGGCACCGTAGCGAGCTCGGAGCCTGCGTCCTACGTCAACAAGACCGCGCTCGTGACCACCTCGGCCGCGGCTTGGGTGAACGCGCCCGCCGGCTACACCGCGTACAAGATCGCACTTACCGTGTCGCCGAAGTTGGTCGGAACCCTGATCGCCAAGCTGCGCGCTAACGTCGTCGGCAACATCATCATCGACCCGTACCTGACGGTGTCCTGATGAGCCAGTTCTACACCCAAGACGGCAGGCTGGTTCAATCTTCCAGCCAGGCGTTCTATTTGCCGTCGGGGCGTCTGGTGCGGGGCGTGGCCGTCGCCGCTCCAGCCACAGATGCGGTCCTCTCGGGGGCGACTGTGGCACAGGCATCCGCCTCGGGCGCATTGTCCACGTCGATCAAGCTGGCGGGTGCCGCCGCCGCGCAATCATCGGTAACCGGCACGCTCTCTACGTCGATCAAGTTGGTCGGCGCCGTCACCGGTCGGGCCGCAGCGGCCGGAGCCTTGAGTGGTGGTGCGGCCGCGCTCACCGGTTCCTCCGCGGCGCAGTCGTCTGCGTCCGGCGCGCTGTCGACGTCCATTCCGCTGTCCGGTACCGCCGCGGCGCAGTCGTTCGCTGCGGGCACCGTCACCGCCTCCGTGCGCCTGGCCGGCGCCGCTGTCACGCAGGCTTCGGTGGCTGCAGCGCTGTCGACCTCGATCCGGCTTACCGGCGCGGCCGCAGTGCAGTCGTCCGCAGCAGGCACCTCGCTTACCGCAGGGGCGGTGCTCACGGGCGCCGCCGCTGCGCAATCGACCGTCGCAGGCACTGTGACGACAAACATCACGCTGGTTGGCTCGATAGTTGTCGTCGCAACAGCATCGAGCGCCCTCAGCGCTGGAGGGACAGCGCAAACCAGTATTGATATATCAGCGATTTCTCCATCCCGCATTGTCGTTTTCGAAGGCACTGGAAGTCGAGTGGCGGTGTTTGAGGGCAGCGGCAGCCGGGTAGCCATTTTCGAAGGTAGTGGTAACAGAGTGAGGTTTGACAACATGAGTGCAAAAATGCCAATCATGGTCGGCGACAAAATGCAGACCGATCGCGACCCTGACGAAATTAGCTTTTACGCGGCCGACATCACCCAGGAACTGCTGGACCGGAACACGACCGCGGATCCGGACAACATCGTCCCGGTTTTGTTTGGGGTGGAGCTTCTGGAAGGGCCGGAGCTTCAGGTGGCCACGATCGACGGCATCGAGAGAACGTTTGTGGTGGTGAAGCTCGGTGGGGTCGATGATCCTCTGCCCGACGACTGGCGCTGGGTCGCGCGCGTGAACTGCATGAACGGCGAGCGCTTCGATAAGACAACCTGGTTCAACAAGGTCGACCCCTGATGATCAATATCGCTGATCTCCCAGCCGTGCGCGCGCAGCTGGAGCGCGCAGCGAAGGGCGGGCCCCTTGGCGGCGCTGCACAGGATCCTGCCGAGTCGCATACCGATGGTGGCGAGGGCGGCCCAGCCTCAGCCTTCCGGCCCAGTAACCTCGTGCTGCAAAACGGCCGCTACTACGTCGCTGACCAGAAGAAATAATTCCGCGCAAAAACTGTCTCAGTTTTCCGAGAATTGAGACAAAGCAATGAGCAGAATGGCCGCATGACAACGCCAACTGCTCAGCCCAGCGACAGCCTCCCACCCCAGGTCGGCCCGCGCATCATGCCCGCACTCTCACGTGCGGCCGAGCTGGTCCCGTCCACCTACAACGAAGCCGACAACACCATCGATGTGGTCTGGACGACCGGCGCGATGGGTCGGCGCTATGACTGGTACAACGATATCCAGTATGACGAAGATCTCGTCGTAACGCCCGAGGCAGTCGACATGTCGCGCTTCGAGGCCGGCGTTGTCCAGGTACTCGACAACCACCAGGTCAGCGGCGGGATCCAATCCATCATTGGCGTCGCGGTACGCGGCAGTATCGAGAATGGCGAAGGGCGAGCAACGCTCCGGCTGTCGGGCAGACCCGAACTGGCCGGAGTGGTGGCCGACATCAGGGCTGGCATCATCCGCTCGATCAGCTTCACTTATCGCGTCAAGCAATATGAGATCACCCGCGCCGCCGACCGGACCGATGGCGGCACTGTGCCGCTGTACACCGCGACCTCGTGGGAGCCCTACGAAATCAGTTTCGTGACCGTGCCATTCGACGCGGGCTCCAGCTCGCGCAGCGCACCGAAGAACGGTCACCCATGCGAATTCATCACCCGGGCGCCCGCCCATTCCCCACTCCACCAGGACCCCACTATGCAGACCAATGGTACCCAGCCGGGCGCACCGACCACCGCGCCCACCGATGCGAACCGCGCAGCCACCTCGGCCAACCCGGCCCCGGCTGCCGCGCCCGCGGCCAACCCGCCGGCAACCGACGACGCTGCCACCCGCGCTGCCCAGGAAGCCGCCACCCGCGCCGCTGACATCACCGAACTGTGCGCCCGCCACGGCGTGAGCAACCTGGCCGCCGGCCTGATCCGCAACGGCAACTCGGTCGACCAGGCGCGCTCCGCCGTGCTGGACGAGCTGGTCCGCGACAGCAAAGCCGGCGGCGGCAACACCAACGTGCGCATCCTGACCGTCAGCGACGAGCAGCAGACCCGCATCGCCGGCATCGAAGAGGCGATGATGCACCGCATCCACGCCGGCACCAAGCTGACCGACAACGGCCGCCAGTACCGTGGCATGAGCCTGCTGGAGATCGGCCGCGAATACCTGCAGGAGCGTGGCATCGAGACCCGCGGCATGGACCGCATGCGCCTCGCCACCGAGATCCTGCAATTCCGTTCCGGTGCCATGGGCGTCAGCGACTTCGGCACCCTGTTCGCCAACGTGGCCAACAAGCGCATGCGCTCGGCCTATGAAGAAAACCAGGGCACCTACACCCAGTGGGCCCGCCGCGCGCCGAACGCGCCCGACTTCAAGAACATCAACATCGTCCAGCTGTCGGGCGCTCCGGACCTGGTGCGCACCAACGAACACGGCGAGTTCACCTACGGAACCTTCAAGGATGCTGGCGTCAGCTACGCCGTGGTCACCTATGGTCGCATGGTCTCGCTGACCCGCCAGGCCATCGTCAACGACGACCTGCGCGCCTTCGAGCGCCTGGTCACCATGTTCGGCGCTTCCTCGAGCCGCCTGGAAAACCGCCTGGTGTACAGCCAGCTGACCGGCAACCCGGTCATGGGCGACGGTACCACGCTGTTCCACGCCGACCACAAGAACCTGGCGAGCGGCGCCCCTTCGGCCCTGCAGCTGAGCTCGCTCAAGGCCGGCCGCACCGCCATGCGCCTGCAGAAAGGCCTGCAGAATGAAGAGCTGAACCTGGCGCCGAACTTCCTGATCGTCCCGGCCTCGCTCGAGCAGGACGCCTACCAGCTGACCAGCGCGAACTACGTGCCGGCCAAGCAGGCTGACGTCAACGAATTCCGCGCTGGCGGCCGTACCTCGCTCACCCCGATCGTCGAGCCAATCCTGGACGGCGTCGCCGGCGGCACCACCGCTTGGTACCTGGCCAGCAGCAACAGCCAGGTTGACACGGTCGAGTACTGCTACCTCGACGGCGCCGAAGGCCCGGTCATCGAGAGCCAGACCGGCTTCGAGGTCGACGGCGTCACCTGGAAGTGCCGCCTCGACTTCGCCGCCAAGGCGGTTGACCACCGCGGCCTGTACCTGGGCGCCGGCGCCTAAGGCGACATGTAACGCGGCCAGGCCGGGCAACCGGCCTCCTCATTCAACCGAATCGACAGGAACAAAAGATGAAAAACAAAGTGCAATGCGGCAAAGTAGTGCCGGTCATCGCGCCGTACGCCGTGACCGGCGGCCAGGGCGTGCTGGTCGGCGCGCTGTTCGGTGTCGCCAGCGGCGACGCGGCCAGCGGCGTCGAAGTCCAGATCGACCGCGAAGGCGTCTTCGATCTCACCGCCGTGACCGCCGATACGGCGGCCCAGGGCGCCAAGGCCTACTGGGACAACACCGCCCGCAAGATCACGACCACTGCCACCAACAACACCCTGGTCGGCGTGTTCGCCACAGCCAAGGGTAACGCCGACACCACCGCCCGCGTGCTGCTGGACGGCTCGATCCGCTAATCAAGCCGCCATGCTCTTCGACCGCCTTCAGACCCTGACCAATGCCGCCGTGCTCAACCAGCTGGCGAATGCCCAGGTCACGATCGGCGGCGTCACGGTGCCGGGCATCTTCCGGAACCCGTCGAGCGTGGCGAACCTGGGCAATGGCGCAGCCGACACCAGCCCGACCGTCACCATCGCTTCCTCGGCGGTGCCGGAACGCGCTGCCGAGCAGATCATCCAGATCAATGGCGTGCCCTTCGCCATCGTCAACCCGGCACCTGACGGCACCGGCCTGACCACCCTGACCGTGGAGTGCGTCCAGTGACAACCGCATTTTCCCAGATCGCCGGCGCCTTCGTCACCGCGCTGCAGGCAGAGCCGCCGGTGTGCCCCACCGTCTACCGCGCCCGCCCGAACGTCGTGCCGGAGCAGGTTGATCGCGCAGTGAACGTCCAGTGGGAAAGCGGCCTGCCCAGCCTGGGCGCCATCCGCGGAGCGCCGATCGACTGGATGACGAAGGTCACGGTCGAGTTGTACGCGCGCAGCGTGCAGGACTCGGGTGACATCGCCGTGGATCCGCTCCTGCAGGCCGTCTACGAGCGCCTGGGGCAGGACACCACGCTCGGCGGGCTGATCGACGACCTGAACATCGCCGGCATCGAGGCCGAAAACACGGCCGAAGGCAAAAAAACCGGGTGGGTTCGGCTCACCTACATCGCGCAGCACCGCACCGAAAACGGGACCCTGAACTGACATGACGACCGAAAACAACAACCAGAGCGCCACCGGGCGCGAGATCCCACCGCTGCCGGGCGGCGGCTCCTGGCGCTTCGACGAGTCCGCCTGGAACTGGGTATCCAACGACCCCGCCACGGCCACCGAAGCAACGCCAGCCGCCACCGCTGACGCCGTGACTACCACCATCGAAGAGGAGCAGCAGCCGTGAGCCGTTACATCAAGAATACCCTGATCGCCGCCGCGATCGAAGCCACCATCGGCAGCGATGCCGCCCCGACCGGCGCAGCCAACGCGATCCTGGTCACCGACATGAGCATCACGCCGCTGGATGCGCAGAACATCGACCGCAACCTGGTGCGCGGCTTCTTCGGCGGCAGCGAGCAGCTGGTCGGCCCTGCCAGCGTCAAGCTGAGCTACTCGGTCGAGCTGGCCGGCTCCGGTACCGCTGGTACCCCACCCGCCTGGGGCAAGCTGCTGCAGGCCTGCGCCGCTGGCGAGGGTACCCTGGCCACCCCGGTCCGTGTCGAGTACACCCCGGTTTCCACCGGCCTGAAGACCACCACTCAGTACTACTACGACGATGGCGTGCTGCACAAGTTGCTGTCGGCCATGGGCGACTTCAACCTGACCGCCAAGATCGGTGAACGGCCAATGCTGAAGTTTGACTGGG